CAGCAAATTAGTAACATTTGACACATCAGCTAGTAACCTACTTGCTTGTATAATAGAAGAGATCTGCTATAATATAAGAGTAAGGAGGAAAGAAAACCAACTTACGAACCTTGAAAATTTATCACTTTTTCGCTATGGCTAAACCAAAAGTCCGCTATGACTTCGACAACGTTCGCAGCATCCGATTTTCTCGCTTTGACATTGGATTCATTCTTGCAGATGGTGACACAGTCGACATCCGTTTTAATGACTCCAAGCAAGGCGAGTCAATGATTTTCGAAGAGATCCGAGACTTTATCAAGTGGTACGGCAAGGACAACACAAAGGAACTCAAAGAGACTTCAAAAGTTCTTCTCGAACTACTAGAGAAAAAGGAGGAGGTCAAATGACCTCTTCACCTCTCGGAGATATCGTAGGCAACGAGCCAACGATTTGCTTCTCGGAGTGGGAGCACCACTTACATGAAGAAGCACAAGCTAGAGGTGTTGATACTAACGACACCGAAGCAATGGAAGAGTTAGACGAGATCTTGCAAGAAGAATCGCGAGATCATGCCGAAGCTCTCGAAGCCGAAGCTTACGAGGATTCAATTGGACACTAATCAAATCTTCGACTCTCACAAAGTCACAAGGTTAGAAGAGATCAAAGAGGTTCTAATTAGATTAGATCCTCTAATCTCTAACCTAGAACAAAAAGCCTACGATCTACTTTTAATAGATCTTTACCAACCCTAATCGCTATGAAATTCTATCTAGGATTTATCATTCTTCTCATGATGCTACTTGCATCATGGGGAGACGCTCCACAAAAATATCAACGTTTCAACAACGTTAACAACTATGAGTATTTAAGACTATGACTTACAACGGTTGGACTAACTACGAAACTTGGAACGTGGCTCTCTGGTTGGATAACGATGCACAGAGCTACGCACTTGCAAGAACTTGCAAAAATTACAAAGAATATCAATTCTTTAACCTTACCGAGCCGAGGTCATCAACACCCGATGGCGTCAGCTTGTTCGATCCAAAGCTCAACATTGAGGAGTTGGACGAAAAAATCAGAGAACTAGGGGAGTAACTTCCCCTCTTCTTTCCCTGGAAACTCCTGGACACCTGAGAGACCTGGCAAAGTCCTGGCAAACTAAGAAATTAATAAAACTGAATGAATTTTTCAGCTAGGCAGCAAAAACTGAATGAAAAATCAAGGCTTATAAACTGAATGTAAAAACTGAATGCAATTTTCAGCTGGCTTTGTCAACTGAATGTAAAAACTGAATGCTTATTCCTTGCTCTCAATTTGAATATTCAAACTCGGTGGCATATTCACATTTACTGCTTCTTGAGTCTCTCCGTTTGCTCGACCCAAAGAATCTAAAATCATGTGTGCTGTCTGCAATTGTCCTTTTTTCAAAGCTGCATTGAACAATCTTTGGCGCATACTATGTAAACGAGAAAGTATATCGACTCGATCTCGTTCTAAATCTTGCGAGTTCCATTCGGTTACAGTTTTCCAATCACTCCATGCTGTTTTTTCGGAGATACTTTCTCTTTGCGCATGCTGTAAAACTAACTGTCTTGTAGATAATCCGTCTAATTGTTTGGTATAGAGTCTTTGACAACGTTTTTCAATATGACTTTTTGGGTTACGTTTTCCGTAAATATTTTTAATTGACTCCATACTATTTTTTGAGACCATTGCCAATAAAAAAAGAGGTATTAAATAAATAATACCTCGTAAGTAGTGTTATGTGAAAAGAAATTAAGAAATAGGTTGAAATAACTTATTTTCTTGGATAAATTTAGATTCGTTAAAATCCCAAATTTGACCTAATTGTAATTCTCTTAATAATAATTCTTTGATTTGGTCAAGGATTGCATAACCCAAAGACTCTTTATAATTTTCATGTTCACAAGATTGATAATCGTAATTATTAATAATTCCGACTAAGTAACCTAATTGACTATGATCGTCCCAATAGTTAACAACATTAGACATTCTATAAATATAAGAAGGTCTTTCTGAAAAATCCTTATCGTTATATCTAGCCATAAGGGAATTTTGATTTTCTCTTAATAAGATATTGAAAATGACTTTATAAATAGATTCTTCAGAGTATTGATAAAACCAAATATCAAAAAGCCCATCACAAAACTTGTCAAATTCTGCAATAAGTTTCATCCGATCTTCAAAATCATTTGGGATTCTTCTATTAAAATACCAAGTTTTTTTATTAGTCAATCTAATAGCTCTAAGGATATTAGATTTTCTTTCTTCATCAGTTTTACCACTTTTCATATAGTAAAAAGTAGATAGAGCGTTGAGAGTATCATCCGAACATAAATAAGCAGACATAGCGAATAAAATAAACTACTCCTATATTATAACAGTTATTTCTTAGTGTTAGCAAGCATTTTATTAAATTTTATTGAAGAACCTTTATTAGAAGCAGCAAGAAAAATATTCAATAATTTAATCAATCTATTCTTTCTGTTAGTAGAATATTTTGAATGTTTTATAAAAGAAACCATAGTAGCTAATAAAAACCATTGATCGTTAAAAGAAATTTTAATATCGTTAGGATTTGGTTGATCGTTTTCTTTTTGTTGCTTTAATAATAAATCTTTAACTCTACCCATTGTATTGAATGTTTTTGTATATATATGCTAGTATATTAATGTAGTAAATGTCTAGTGCCTATGGTCAATTCAAGACGTTCCAATGATATAAGATCACAAGATCTTGAAAGGTTGAAACGTCTTTTAGATTTAGGAATTTCTCCGAAAGGAGTTCGAGCTTATGCCCAAAGTACATTCAATGTTTCAAGGCAACAAGCGCACCGAGATACAGTCAGAGCAATGGCTGATCGTTCCAAAGATAAAAGGGTTAAACCTTGCAATAATGAAAAAAGAAA